GCCAACAAATGTATCCAACTCAGCAATAGTAGGTTGGTCGTCTTCTTTTTGTTCTCTTGCCCAACCAAATGTCATTTGACTAGCAAGTAACATAATAACTGCTAATGGGTCAAAGACAATAACAATAAGAATAATGATCCATGTAACTGCTTGTTCAAGTAATGACGCATCTGGATTAGTGCCATAAATGAACGCCGCAATATACTTAATAGGTCCAACTTCGGCTTCAACCTTTCTGTTTTCAGCACGGATTGGCGCCGATTCGTCGTTGAGTTGACTAATCACTTTCTGATTAGTTTCGATATCTTTAGCAAGTGATACCCTATCTTTTTGTTGTGATTTACGAACAGCGTTGGCTTTATCGGCACCTTTTTCATCAGCTGAACGAGACATGATTTGGTCTACTGCTTCGTCCATTTGTTTGAGTTGCTTACGATCAGCTTCGATATTTTCTTTGGCTGTCTTTATCTTTTCATCGTAAATTGCTAGTTTGCTTTGTACATCGCCCGACACTAGATTTTGATCGTTGTGTGCTTTTGACAGGAATCCAAAGATACCCATAGAGGTAATCAACATGAGAACTACAACCGCTATGCTCATGTAAATTTTCATAAAGCGTGGAACACGTTCCCAATTGGCTTTTAGCCAAGAGGCGCAGACAAGTTTGCCAACTTCTAGAGCTGACCCCATTATAATAATTGGAATCACCGCCGCAGAAAATATAGCGGTCAAACCTACTACAGAGTAGTAAATTGCGACCGCCGATATTGTTAAACCTGTTAGTAGTAATAGATACGCTAGTATCATTGGTGCCTTTCGTTTATACTAAAGTTGTTCCGGAAATTTGTGTAACTGACACTAAGCCAACCAATGCTGAATTTGTTGTTGCGGCATTAGCTGTAACTTTTTGTTGTGTACCTGATCCGCTTACTGGATCATATACACGCATTGATTCTGTAGTACCATTGTATAAGCCTGCGGCTACTGCGTTACGAATAACCTTAGCAGGTGTATCCATTGGGTTACCTGCGGCATCGTTTCCTACTGCTACAGTACCTTGTAGTGTACCTGTCAGTGGAAGGAAAGCGTCACGGTCATATTTTACAGTGAATAGTAAACTTGTTGCTTGTGCGTCAGCATTGGCTTCAGTAATAGCAATATCCATAATTTGGCAATCAGCCAAACTGGTAAGTTGGTTAACCACTTGTTTAAAACGTAGGTTACCACGAGCACGGCTTAATGCTGTTGCCGCTGTACTCGGCAAGCTACCTGCTGGGAAATAATCCCACGTGTTTGGTGTACAGCCGCCGTCTTGATGGTTACCTTGGTCAGTTGTTGGAAACGCACCTGAGTTTCCATTATCAGTCATAGTGATAGTGACACGGTAAAACCCTGGTTGTAATTGATCTAAATCTTGTTGAAATCCTGAGGACATAATTGCCTGCTCCTTGTTATTATGTATTTATTTAAAGACTATCAAAGCCAGTAGTGCAGCCTGGCAGAAAAATCCAAAACCAATAGTCACAATATTAAGGAAATCCTTCTGGATAGCGGCTTTTAGGAAGAAACAGAACAATCCTGCCCAACTAAACAGCACTAGATCCACAGGAGGCATCTTTTCAGTTAATCCTGTTAATACTGCTAGTAGTGTAGGAATGGTAGCTAAGTGTAGCAGAATAACTGCTACCCAGCCCATTGTTTCTGCGCTAACATGGGGTGCGTGTTCTTTGATGTTTTTAACCCATAGATCTAAATCAAATAAATCATGTACCTTTGTTTTGAATGTATTAATAACGGTTTGTGCGTTCATGTTAGTCCTTAATTGTAAAATACGTGATGGCCAATTTTAGCTATGGGCTTTTTATTCCACCCTGGTTGTACATAATCCCCATGAAAATATAGGGCATTCTTTAAATCCGGTAAACGGAATCCTTCTAATAATACTTTTTTAGCTACTTCCATGCTTTCTGTGTACATTGGGCCGTTCATTGGCTTAAGAGCACTTGGGCCTTCACAGTACCAGCTAAACTGGCACATTACTTTTTCGTATACTACGTTCTTTTGATATACAACCTTACAGATGTCGCTGGGAAATTGTCCGCTTTCTGTACGATTGATTGTGACCTGTGCGACAGCTACTTTGCCTTCAAACGGCTCACTGCCTGCTTCGTGGTATATGTTACGAGCTAGACAATCTAATTGTTGTTGTCTCATTTGAGCTGTAACTGGACTCGCCGCTTCGCGAGCTTGTTTAAGATGTTCAAATTTCTTTGAAACTGCTTGTTGTGCTACAAATACTATTGACATAGCCACTAGTATATTGATTATAATTTTGATAGTGCGTATCATTTTTGTCTCCTTTACGCTGGATGAGGTGTCGCTACCACCGTCATTGGTTAATGTTTGGCTGTATCCGTTTCTCCTTAACAAAAAGCCGTTTGCCCCAAAACCCTTCGGGGACAATATATAGTTATCCTCAGATTTCTCTGGAAATACACTACTATTATACTTAGTCACAGTTTAACGCCTCATTCGAGAAATGTCAACTGCTTGTTCGTCACTAAAAACCGGCACAGCGTTGCTTTTATGCATGGTCGCTATGCCTTTTACCTTATCACCTGTGTAAACCTTAGCTGGAGCCAAAGTAGCATTACCCGTATAATCGCCTCTGCTTTGTATATGAGCAGTAGTATTACGTCCTTCGGGTATTTTCAAACTGTAAGAACTGCTCAAACTATCAGCTGATAAAGCACGTTTGCGCTTTTTTTCCTCTAGTTCAAGGCCCTGACGTTTGAGTAATTCTTTCCAACTTTCTTCCAATTCTCTAGCCTTTCGTGCGTGTTCTGCCGAAGCGAATTTCTTTTTACCCTTCTTTTTGCCCGTAGTTGAATACATAGGCGGCAACAAGTGCATACTCAAAATATTCTCCAAAAGTTATAACAATACTAGTATTATACTAGTTTATTCAAACTATGTCAAATGGGTTTATACTCGAAAACTTTCCCCGCAACCGCAACGGTCACGTTCATTTGGATTGATAAAATCGAACCCTTCATTGAGTCCATTGCGAACCCAATCCATTGTAAGCCCATTTAAGTACGGATCATCCTTCATACTTACTAATACGCAAAAGTCATTTTGAGCGTAGTTTATAACACCTTCTTCGCCATCGTACTTGTCTACATATTCTAGCACATAGGCCAATCCGCTACAGCCTGTAGTTCTTACACCTATACGAATGCCGACTCCTTTGCCTCTTTTGGCAAGATTTTGTTTAATCTTATCCTTGGCTGTGTCGGTTACGATAATCATCTATGGCCGCCTTGATAGCATCTTCGGCGAGTATGCTACAATGTATTTTGACGGGCGGGAGCGCCAGCTCTTCAGCAATTTCCGAATTCTTAATGCTTCCTGCTTCGTCCAGCGTTTTCCCTTTGACCCATTCAGTGACAAGACTCGAACTAGCGATCGCCGAGCCACAGCCGTAAGTTTTAAATCGGGCGTCTGTAATAATTCCAGCATCGTTTACCTTTATACTTAATTGTAAAACATCACCGCAGGATGGTGCTCCCACTAATCCTACCCCAACTCCTGGGTCACCTTTTTTATATGAACCTACATTGCGTGGATTCTCATAGTGGTCGATAACTTTATCGCTGTATGCCATATCAGTTTGGAACAGCTACAATTTTATGTACACCGGTTTGTGGATCAATCATTTCTTGCCAGTGCATACCTTGTGGCGGTGCTTGTACTGTTGGTTGTGTAACAATAACACTAGGTTGTGTATAAACAACTGGAGGTTGTTCAACAATTACTGTACGAGGCTGGGCAATTTCGTATCCGATAACTCCGCCTATTACAGCAGGTGCTACCCAGCCCATACCATAACCACCTCTATAGCAACAACCGCCACGATAATGAAACCCTTCGTGTGCTTGAGCTTGTGGGCTATAAGCAAACAATGCACTCATTGCCAAAATACTAGCAAATACTGAACCGATTATAAGTTTACTTTTCATAATACTGCTCCTTAAGCGTATACTAATATAACGCCTTAGACTAATATTTAGTTGACTTATTTGGCTTCTTTACGTGCATTCTTAACTGCTGTAACATCGTTGCGAGTTTCTTTACACAATTTGGCAAGCTCTTGTAAATGCTTGCGGACACGAGTACCTGCGGCACCTACTTCTTTATCGTAGAACTTTTCGAAGTCGCCTTCCATTGCTTCTACTAACGCTGTGAATTCTGAAAATTTATTTGTAGCCATTTATTTCTCCTTTAGGCAAGTACAGAGTACTTATACCTAGTATACACTAGTAGAAAATAAATGTCTAGTTAATTGGCAAATACGTTTGGACTACCGCTACTGATAGTATGATCTTTGTGTCCGTCGGAATCATATTTGTCGCCAACACGGCCTAATGCTTTTCCATTGACAAACACGTTTGGACTATATGTGCTCAATGCCGGAGCATGGTTAACAGGACTACTTACACAAGGCACACCATCTGGGTGTGTCTTCATAACATCGCCTTGTCTAACTGCTCCGACGCCGTTGATAAAAACATTACTACTTCCAGCATCTGTAGCCTGAGTGGTAGGAGTATCCCAATGATGTACATTTCTTCCACAAGAGGAGCCAACTGCTCCATCGGTACAAGATACTGTATCTGTTCCACTCATTCTGGCTACGGCTGGCATTATACTAGTTTAATCCCTGATGTTTGTTCTGTATAACGATCTGCGGCATCTTTGATAGTTGCGGCTAGCACCATAATACTATTCTTATTTATAGTAACTTCTGCGTCTGGATCAGTTGTAAACAAAAATGGAACTAATCCAATTCCTTCTTTCGTAGCTGTTAAACACAATGGCTTGCTAACCTTAACACCCAATGGGCCGTCTTCAATTAACTTGGCAACAATCTCTTCGCCAGCTGTTGTTTTGATTGTAACTACTTCGCCTTGTGCGATACCTTTTGAAATTAACATATTATACCTTTTCGAAATGTTTCTTGAGTTCTGTAAACCCGCCTATATAATTATCGTCTAAAAATATTTGTGGTAAAGTTCTGGCTGTGGGTACGGCTTCTAATAGCTGTTCCTTAGTCCAATCGGTTTGAACATTACGTTCTTCGTACTCAATCCCTTTCATTTCTAATAATGCTTTAGCCTGTACACAAAATGGACAAGCATTTTTACTCCATACTATTGCTTTCATCTTAATTCCTTTTTACTATTATAGCGCAGGTAATGCGTCGTAGTCAATGCCTTCACTCATAACGCCAATAACATAATTAGTCGATTCGCTTTCCTGTAGAGCAGTTTGTTTGCTACTTGTGTTTACGTGTTTGTTAAACCATGGAATAGGAGTCGACTTAGGAGCAACTTGTTGATACTTAATACCAATGTCCTTTAATGCTCCTACTGCTGTGTAGTCTACAAAATCTTTGAGAATGTTTGCGTTCAGTCCAATTACTGGACCTTTCTTGAACAAGTAGTCTGCCCATTGTTTTTCTTCACGG